CTTAGAACCAAAGTACTCTGCCTTGCCTGATTCTACTTTACCATCTCCATCGTAGTCTTTCTTTGCTTTTTTCTTAGATTCATCAACTGGTTCTACTTCTTCTTTGGAAACTACGTTAGTATACTGGAGTGTTTGACCTTGAGATTGTGGAACACCACCTGACATAGATCCCTGTCCCATTGTCATAGAACCCTTGAGTGCAATAGCAGGATCTCCACCATTAGATGTTGCTTTAGGATCTTTTGTACTACCATCATCAGGTTTCTGCTTCTCTATAGTAGGAAGACTTGTTGATGAATCCTCTGCTGGTGCAGGAACTGATCCAATTGGTGTATCAAATGAAGCAAAAGTAGTACCACCTTGCTTCTGTCCAGTAGGAATCTCTTCCTCTTTGATAGTACTGTTCTGGAACCCTGCTCCACCAGTCCAACGTGTATAAGACTCCATTAATGCCTTCGAAAAGTCATCATTGTGTGCAAGACTATTAACTGTTTTCTGTTTATCCATGTCTAAAAAGAGTTTCCTTATGATTTATTTATAGTACGTATATCCTTTAACCATGCACGAAACATGTCACCTCCTTCGGTAACACAGATAGCATAGTTGACACCTGTTCTATGTATAGTGCCTTTCTCACCTGTAAGAGCAGACATTACAACATCACCAACAGCAAACCCTTCCTTGTATCGGTGCTGTTGTCTGATTGCTTGCTCACGCAGTTTCCTGAAGTCCTTCATTTAGCACTTCCACTTTCGTAGTGCTAATGCCTTACGAGTTGGTCTGCCTTTCTCGTCTTTCATTGGTCCTTTTACACCACCCATCCTAGCACAGAAAGATTTCTTTCTAGGACCACCTTTAGGTTGTGGTGCTTTTAAATCTGAACCAGGATTCTCACGTTCGTAAGACTTACGACCTTTTTCATTGAGTCCACCAGATTTACTCTTACCTTCCTTACGTTGCCAAGCAGATTCTTGGAATTCTTGTAGTGTTTTCATTTGAAATTTTTAGGTAAATTAATTGCGATTTCACCCATCAAAGTTTTTACATCAGCATCACCTAAGTTAGGAACACCTACCTTAAATGACTTAAAGTCACCAGCAAATGCTGCTCTTCTCATCTTAGTACCAGATATAGCAAACGTGTCACCGTCTGCATCTCTAGAACCTGAAGATAATATATCTATAGTGCGGAATGTAAAGTCTTTATGATTATATTTATGCACCCACTGCATCGCTGCAACTCTGTCAGAACCTACAAGAAAACACACCTCATCATACCCAGCCATCATTATGTCCTGTAAGCATGCTACTGGATCTGCCTTAGCAAGACTGAATATTTTACCTCTATGCTCTGGAAACATCTTGTTCATCCAGAATAATTTTCTATCACGTGGCAATGGGTTGTTGCCTTTGGTGTCATGACTGTGTGAAATATAGATTCTATAGTCTCTACCATTAGCCAAACGTTTAACATTACGAAAATTCTCTGCATGACCTGTAGTAGGTGGTTGGAACCTACCAAATGTGAAGTAGCACTTGTTACACTTTAACGCCATGACTTTGCTACCGTGAAGTTATTGTATGAAAACTCAAGACGATTCACAAACTTGATCATGTCTCCATTTCTATGCATAACATATCCCTCTGGACCAGTTACCTTGTATCCTTTCTCTGTTTGCACAAAAGTTCTAAAGGTTTCAAGTTTATCCAACTTATCTATAACCATCTGCTTCACTGTTTGCAACTCTTTATAGAGACCAAGCAATGATTTAAACTTAGATTGATTATCTCTTAGATAATTTTGACTCTTGTATACAAGGTCCGACTTAGAAACCCTATTAGCAGGTGTCTTTATCTTATCAAGCATACCCTTAGTCTTATCATAATAAAAATTATAAAGACTAGCAAAAGTATTATCAACATTACCAATGGAACGTGCTGCTTTTATCTCTGCGTTGAAAAACTGCTTCAGATATGATGCAACATGCCACTTTTCATCACCTGTTGTACCTGTATTTGTTACCAATTCATCAAGGAAATACCCACAGTCTCCACATAATTTTTCAATGGTTGACACATGCTTGTCAAACTTGACCTCTTCAGCATGATTCATCCCAACTCTATCCATTGGAGTATCATTATCGATTACTACAACATTTGTATCTTCAGTGAACTTTGTATTTGCTCCACCTTTCGCTGACATACCAGACAAGTCATACCCATCTTTCTCACCCATATAATGAGTGTGGAATACTACCCCAATTTGTGCCTGAGATACCTTTTTACCTATCTCATGGTCTACTGGTATAGCATAGGTGATAGTATTAGGTTTGAAAGTGAGTAGGTTTTCACCATGTACTTTTTCTTTCCTAACATCACCAGGTGTGAACATCAAATCACCCTGAATGACACCTTTTATACCAATATTTCTGAAATATTTGAGAGACATCTTCAACTTGTTTGCTAAGTCTCCTTTATATTCATACTTGTCTACGTCAGATTCTGTGTAACATATCTTCGGACCAGTTTTATTAAAGACAGACTTAGTTCCAACGAAAAACAGTCCGTTTGCTGGATCCTTACCACATACTACTGAAGGAGCACCATCCCATTTGGTTTGCATGTAACCAGTACTGTTATCACAACCAAGCATTTTCCTCAATTCCTGTAGGAAAGCAACAGCAGCCTTACATCCTTCAACTCCATAGTTGAGCATCTCATCTTCAAGATGTTCTAAGTGTTTTAGTTGTTTTATGTTAGCCATTATGATGATACCTTTAAGAATGGTGCTGACTTATCAGATCTAGATGCAGCATATTGATACAGTCTACTAGATACATCATTTCTTTCTTGAGAAGTTCCACTCATCATGATGTCAACTACCTCTAATCCTAAAAATTTAGAGAATTTCCACTGAATTTTCTGTTGTGCATTTCTTCCATCAGCACTAGCAATCTTATCAAGTTCAATCTCTTCTGCAACTCTGGTTCTACTTGGGTTTCTATGCTTATAAAGGTTACCTCTATCACCCATCAATACAGCACCTCTGTTTTTAGTAGCAAGATCAAAAATCATTCTGTCTAAACTAGTCCCATGTGCTGCTCTTTTAGCACTATCAACATCATGATTCCTAAAACAACCATTACCCTCACCATATACAGACTCAAGTATTCTATTTAAAATACCACCACCAACTTTACCTCCCTTAGCACCAGCACCAAAGGCAGATCCACCTAAAATTTCACCCTGCCATGTAGTTCCTTTACCACTGGTGTCACGCATCTGCATGTTAAATCCACTACCATCAAAATAAACATCCATAGAACCATACAAACTGTTTGAACCACAAGCAATGAAGTTTTTACGTGGTTTTGTTTCACCCATATTAGTTCTTTCTAACCTTGCTGTATTTGCTGTTACTTTCTTTAAGGACACACCAATCAATTTCTTCTGAGTTACTAGTTCCATCAACAAATTATTCCAACCTGCAAAATATTCTTCAAATGTTGTTACAGGTGATGATATAGCACAGTCACACAACCATATATCTGCTGGAGTCCACTTGTTAATGTCAGCAAAAGGTCTATCCTCTCTATCGTTTACTTCTTTAAAATGTGCATTAATTGATTTAACAAAATCGTTGCCATGATACCAATGAAAACTCTTATTTCTATACCTTGGATCAGCATATAATGCATTAGCAGTACGGATACTAGACTTCATCCAATCAGGATTGTCTATCAAGTATTGATGAATATCCTCCATGCTTTCTTTAGTTTCAACATGTCTAGCAACACTACGAAAATCATCTAAAGTACACCTATAATCATCTTGTATTGCTTGATTCAAACTATATCTAAAAGCACCAACCCAACAGGCAGCACCCTCAAACAAATCAGTGTTCTCTGAACCAGATCCAGACCCTCCACTACTACCAAACTCTGCTGTTTTTATCAAACCAGCAGGTGAAATCTTATATTCTTTAGTCTCGTTACCAGATACTTTTAATGCCGTTAATATTTTACCAGCATTACCTGATTTTTGATACCTTCTGGAGAATGAATCTCCACTACCAACAGGATCAGCAAAATCAAGACTGCCAGCAACACAATCCTTCATGTCTTGTAAAACTTTCTGCTCGCATGTAATCACAGCAGTAGGACCAGGAGCACCATGTACTTGAACTGCTCTCCTAGTTTCTATAATATCGATAAGAACTTGTAATCGCATTTGCCCACCACGTATATCACCATACTCAGCAAATGCCATCTTACTGGCCATGTTTCTAATAGAAAACCTTCCTCTAGTATTTAGAGGAAGGTCTGTTCTGTTTCTTGTCTCTTTTACGGAGAGGTGTACCTGGTTTCTTCAAATCACGTTTGATTTGCTTCAGTTTTTTAAGGTGCTCCTTGATATCCTTTGGATCTAACATTAGTCATCATCAGGTATGCGGTCGTTCATATCATCTAGCATTTCAAGAATCTTTGTTGAATCAACAAGATTATCAATGTTAGCAAGCATATTAGCAATGTGTTTAGCAACGTATGATTTCTCATTACGTGCTGCATATGCTAATGCATTGCGTAGATTTCCTTGTGCGTCTCTTAAAGATTCTTCTACTGCTCGTGTGAGTGTCATTTAATTATGTGGGTTATATTTACGAAGGATGTATAAGGCAAGTGCAACACCTATAGATGATGAACCTAAAACAATGAATACTAATGGCATTAACGATCTCCTTTTGCTCGTACTTCAGATTTTTCAACGGAGAAACTACCACCTGGATAGCGTTTCTCTAATTTTTTAACATTACCTCTGATGACATCATCAAAAGGTACATCAAGTGCTATACAAGCTTGTGCTACGTACCACAGAACGTCACCCAACTCAATAATAAGATGCTCTCGGTTGTCGTCGTTCCAAGGTTTACCTTGAAAGACCATCTTTTTAACAATCTCAAGAAACTCACCAGACTCAGCAGCAAGCCCAACACCAGCAGTGGTAAGACGTTCAATATTTGCACCTTGTCTGTCAAGTTCACCCATGCGGTCAGCAAGAGCGACAAAATCCTTAGAACAATCGCTTGTGACAGCATCCACGAAATGACTGTACTTATCAAAGTCAACATTATTAGTCATAATTTATACATTCCATTCAGCAAATTTACTTAATCGGTTTTGTGTTTCTGAGAACTGAGGCATCTCTTCTTCTTCAGCAGATGAATTTAAAATTGATGCATCCTCAGCAACATCATACAGCCTCATCTTAGCTCTGTCAATACCTATCATAAACTTTTTGTTACTGGTAGGATCATTGTAACGATTCTTTAGTTGCTTAACTAATAATCTATTTTGTGATTCCAACTCCTCAGTAGATATGAGAGCGAACATAAGGTCAGCAGTAGCAGGGAGTCCAAAGGATTCTGACGTGTCAGTAAGGTCAGGATCGCTAGACCCATAACCAGCACGAGTAGTTTGAGTAGCACTGACAATCGGTACGTTATGCTCGACAGCAAGACCCCGAAGCTCCTCAGCAATCGCTTTAACATAAGTGTAAGAGTTAACAACAGCACCTTTATATCTGGAACTAGCACAAATATTAAGGTAGTCAATGAATATAATCTGTGGTTTGAAATCTTTTTTAAGATTCAAATCAGATAAGAGTGCCTTGAAATGTCCAGAATGTGCTGAAGCAGTAGGGTATTCTTTAATGATAAGTTTACCTTGTGTCTTTCTAGCAATCTCTTGAACTTTAGAAGTATACAATACTTCTGGTAACTCAGGTATATCTTTGATGTTACAGTTTAAAAGATTCGCATCAATTCGTTCAGCAATCTTTTCCTCTGCCATCTCACATGTAATATAGAGAACGTTAATCCCCGATGTGAGACAGGCACTAGCCATGTGGCACATGAATAAACTTTTCCCGACACCTGTACCAGCAAGAGCGATGTTGAGAGTCTTATTAGGTATACCACCTTTCGTAATAAAGTTAAACTTTTCAAGATCAAAGGGAATCTTTTCCTCTGTCCTGTGGTAGAACTCATATCTATCAGTTGCTTGTTCAATATAGTCATGTCCGATGTGTTCATCAAAAGAGACAGCCAAAGCATCTTGAAGGATGCTAGGGATAGCACCCTTGTCTAGCTTGCTGTCTCCACCGTCTGCAATCTTAATTGACTGCATAAGTGCAAGATATATAGCACGATCTTGACACCACTTTTCAGTAGCATCTATCATCCACTCAAAATCTACCCATTCGTCAGTAAGACCACGTATAACCTCAAGTGATTGGTTAAATGTATCTTCAGTTAAATCGGTACGATTCTGCAAGTTAATAATGATAACTTCCTGAGTAGGAACCTTATCATATTTCACAGAAAAATCAAGAATCTCTTCAAAGATAACCTTCTCATGATATTCTTGAAAATAATCAGGCTTCAGGAAAGGAACTGTCTTACGATAGTACTCCTCTGTGAAAAGAAGATTACGTAAAATAGTTTCCTCAATCCTTTCAGTTGCCATAACTGTACTCCGTCTGTGCAGATTCTTCTAGTGCTTGCATTATTTCGGGGGTAAAGTACTTCTCTGGATCAGCGAGTATAGACTTAGGATAAACATTACTACCACCAATGGCGATACGGTTTCCCACCCTCTTGAATACTCCATACTTTTCACCAAGTTCCAAGAGTCCATAATACCTGTCAAGTCCACGTTCGTCAAAGTATAATCTGGTAGCAACTTTAGATCCCTCCTTAGATAATCTAGATTTTTTAGTTTCACATTTAATGATGTTACCCACTAAATCTGTTCCTTCCTTCTCTTTCGATTTGGATAGGTATATTATAGTAGATGCAGCGTACTTTAGTCCAGCACCACCACCCATTTCTTTCATTGGCACATAGGATCCAATCACATCATATGTGTGATTGGTAACAATCATAGGAATACCTGCTTGTCCTAGTTTCAATGTCAATACTCTGAATGCACCCTT